CCCGTCTTTGCCTGGGGTTTTTCGGCCGAACGCCGCAGGGGCCAGCGGCACCGGCAATCAGCCCCCTGTGGCCCGCCCATGCGTTAAACCGGACTGGCCGCTACCCTGGTAGCCCGGCGCTCGAATGGCCGCATGGGTGGGCCAGAGGTGCCGGCGCGGCGCGCTTCCAACTCGCGAGCGCGCTGCGAGCTTTTCATTCGACGAGAAGCTTTCACCGGGAACGGTTCTGCGCGTCGACCGCCTCCTGGGTGGGGGCCACCCCCCGGGGGTAGGCTGGACCGGCCACCCCCTGTCGCTATCTATCTAAGTGACCCCGAAACATCTCCGCCCCCGAAACCCAACGGTATCCTGCTACCTGCCGGGAGGCTGGACGGTGCTGTAGTATATACGCTACATATCCAACAGCATGATCGAGGTGCGACAGACCGCCGTGTTTCGTGCCTGGCACCGCGATCTGCGCGACCAGGAAGCCATCGCCCGCATTGCTGGCCGGATTGAGCGCATGCAGGACGGCAATTTTGGCGACGTCAAAACCTTCGACGGCATCGGCGAGCTGCGCATTGATCATGGTCCTGGCTACCGGGTTTATTTCATGCGTCGTGGCCGCACGGTTTATCTGCTGCTGTGCGGTGGCGACAAATCCACGCAGAAGCGTGACATCAAGCGCGCCAAGCGGATGGCGCGGGAGGTCATCGATGGCGAAAAAAGCTAAGCGGAAGATCAAGACTTATCCGTTTGATGCGGCGGAGATGCTTGCAACCCCGGAAGCAATTGCCGCGTATCTGGCCGCTGCGCTTGAAACCAACGACTCTGCCTATATCGCCAAGTCCATCGGCACGGCCGCCCGCGCCATTGGCATGGCCGGCATTGCCAGGAAGGCCGGATTGTCGCGCGAGAACCTCTATCGGTCGCTCAACGGCGAGACCAAGGTCGAGTTCGACACCATTGTGCGCGCCTTGGCGGCGCTTGGCGTGCAGCTCACCGCGCGGGCGGCATGATGGTGCGTCGACGTCGGGCAGCGCGCGATTCTGGTCGCGCTCGCCTACCCGGAGCCGTCGAAAGGCGGCCGTGGAAAAACAAACTCCTTGGAAACTAAGGAGTTAAATTCCGGCACCCTCTCCCAGGCCCGGGCGATCGTGAAGTGGTGCCCCGAATACGTCGAGGACATCCTGGCCGGCATCCATGTGTTTGCGCGGGCCTTCGATGAGGCCGATCAGAAGCGCACCAAGGCCGCACAGGTGGCCGATCAGATGAAGCGGCTCGAAGCTGAGGCGCCCGATCTGCACGCCCTGGTGCAGGAGCAGAAGGGCATCCCCTTTAGAAGTTAAAGGGTCAATCAAGGCGCGCTCGGCAAGCGGGTGGTCGGCGACGTCATCGAGATCGGCCGCCGGCTCGCCGACTGCAAGGAACGGCTCAAAGAGGACCGCCGTTGGCTCGCGTGGATCAAAGATGAATTCGGGTGGCATCGGCAAACGGCCGAAAATCTCATCAACGTATTCGAGTGCTCCAAAGTGCGAAATTTTAGCACTTTGGATATTCCGGTCAGCGCGCTTTACCTACTGGCGGCGCCGTCGACGCCCGAGGAGGCACGCGCCTTGCGGGACGTCTCGGGAAATCCCGAGAGCCGATGGCGAAGGGCTCACGCATGCACAGGTCAAGGAGCTTGCGCTCGGCAAGCGGCAGGCGTTGCTCTACCCGGAGCCGGAAAAGGGCGGCCGGGGGAAACTGTCCTGAAACGGGGCGCCGCATCCCATTCGAAAAATTCTCCGAATTTATCACGACACCGCCAGACAAAGGCGGCTGCGGCATGGACCCCAATCACGTCGAGGCCCTGATCAACAAGAGCGGCGACGTCGAAGCTCTCGCCATGTGGCGGGCCGCCATGACGGGGGTCCAAGGGAACCAACCAGCACACGATGGGTACTGATAATATCAGCATCCAACCCAAGCACGGCAATTCCCGCGCCTATACGCTTCGTGTTGTGCCATTTGGGAAACGCCGGCCACCCTCAGCGCGCGGCTCTGCCGGAAAGGTGTCGGGGTGTGCTATATATCGAACGAGCCCGGCGCCCTGCCGGGCGGCCCGGCGAGGTGGATCAACACCTCGCCGAGCCTGACTTCAGCCAGAGGAGCTACTCATGGCCAAAGCTACCGCAATGGAATATCTGGGCGCGTTGAAATTCCAAGCCCAAGAATACGATCTCGCCAGCATACCCGACAACGACCGGGCCGCCGCCGACGCCGCGGATATGATGTTCTTCATCCGCATGTCGGCACTCCTTATCCGCGACGGCGACGAGGCACTGGAGGCGAAGGTGCGCGCCGACGCCAAACCCGACGACTGGATCAGCTTGCTCGAGGGTATCGTCAACGCGCTCAACGCCAAGCGGCAGGACGTCGAAATGCTGGAGGCCGGCGTCACACGACTGCAGGTCGTGCTCGAGCGGGTGGTGGGCCCGGAAAGCGGCGATGCCGATGCCGTGCCTTCGGGGCCGGCCGAAGGGCCGCCGCCGCCCGCGGACGACAACGGGCCGGATCCGATCTTTGCCGCCATTGAGGCCCGCCGGGCTGCGTGGACTGCATTGAACGACAGCCCCGAGGATGGTGATGTTCCCCATGCCCTGATCGCCGCCGACGATGCCGCCATTCTGGTCATGCTGCGGACGCCGCCGACGACGTTGCAAGGCATCAAGGCTCTGCTGCGCTACATCGTAGGATGCGAGGAGGATGGCGAGCTTCTCAACCTGATCCAGGACGGATATGACCGGCCGGCCGGCGAGATTTTGGCGCGCACGCTGCTGACTGCACTGGAGCGGCTGGCATAGGCCGGCGGCTGCGCAAGCTCGGCAATCTCCCGCCGGCGGGAGGTTTCACGCGCCACCCCGGGAGAGCCGCGCCGGGTGCGTCGGCGCCAGCCCCTATGGCGGGGGCGGCCCGCGCCTTTCGGATTGGATGCTGTTTTGGCCGGCTTTTGATTTATACCTTTGGTATAATTCTCCAAGTCTTTACTGACCGTCTTTTGGGTCACGCCAAGCTGTTTGGCGATCTGCTCCTGCGTCCACTGTTTGTTTGGTAGCTGCCAAATTTGCTAGAGAATTTCGGGGCACCACGCCGCCTTCGTGCCGGCGCGCCGCGTAAAGCTACGGCGGGCTGCGCGCTATGGCTCGTGCCGAGCTTTCAAAGACGTAGTTTCTGCGCCTTTTCGATCGCGGCCCAACGGATCGTTAACGTCGGCCGCGTAGCCTTTCGCAATGCCCGACCCGAAAGCCGAGCTCGGCGACGCCGTCCGTGTTCTGCGCTTGATCGCCGAAGGCAAGACGGTCGCCGAAATTGCGCGCGAGATGCGCGTGACCCAATACGCGGTCCGCGCCCACGTCCGCTTCGCGCTCGCCGAGCTCGAGGCCGTCAATCGGCCGCATGCGGTCGCCATCGCCTTCCGGGAAGGCCTGTTGCGGTAGAGGACTCGCTGCCCCGCCAGGCGCGCCCGCCCATGCGTCCGAGCGGCCCCCTATGGGTGGGGTAGCGGCCAGGCCTGAAATAACGCACCGGCGGCCGCCCCGCGCAGGAATGCCGTGCCTTCTGACCCCGGGGGCAGACCCCCACCATTAGCAAACGCTTTGCGACTAGAGGGGGACCGATTCCCCTTTAGTCTCCGCCGCCGGGAAATGTTCCATAATACTTGCCTGGAGCCGCCGCATCCCGACCGGGGTGTGCGAGGACCACACGGAAATAGTCCACAGATTTTGGCGCCCCGGCAGGCGAGCCAAATTCACGGAACGTGACATTCGGGGACGGATCTTCCTGTGCATCCCATGCACATTCCCACAAGGATAGGTCACCCGGGGTGACTGATCCTCCCCATATCGGGGAAGGGAAACTGGCTCGGTGAACGGGGGAGCAATGTGCATCCCATGCACATTCCCACCGCTGTGTGGCCGGCCAAAATGTCACGTATCGTGAATTTGAGGGGCTGCGCGGGTTAGGACAGTTTGTCCTAAAACAACAAAAGGACTTGCCAGACTCGGCCGAATAACGGCAAGAGCGAAAGCCGGCTGCGTTTCCTGGCCGTGACTGTCCGCCAAGCAAAAAGCGCCCGATCCGGCAAGATCGAGCGCCCTAGAAACAAAGAGGCCGCCAAGCGAGGGGCCGCGCCCCTTCTCCTTGAATCGCCGATCGGCGTCAAGCTCGGATTTTCCGGGCTCGGGAAAACTCGCTTTAGTGGCCTCCACGAGAGGCCCTTATGCCAACAAAGCCTATCGTCCCCGGCCAGCGCTTTGGCCGACTCGTTGTGCTGCATCACGCCGATAAAGATCGGAAGGGTAATTGGCGCTGGGAGTGTGTCTGTGACTGCGGTAACCGCACGCAACCTCCAACCTACAGCTTGGTCCGAGGAGAAACCCGATCTTGCGGTTGCCTGCAATTGGAGACGCGAAGACAAAACAAGCGCGAGGGATCAGCACCCAAGCATGGACATACAGTAGGTAGGAGCACCGCCGAGTACCGGGCATGGAATGCCCTGAAGACCAGATGCACCAACACCAATATTCCGGGCTATAAATACTGGGGTGGTCGGGGGATCACTCTGTGTGAGCGCTGGCGTGACTCGTTTGAGGCATTCCTTGCTGACATGGGGCCGAGGCCTTCGCCGAAGCATTCTCTCGACCGCATCGACAATGATGGCAATTACGAACCGGGCAATTGCCGCTGGGCAACGGCGAGCGAGCAGAACCGTAACCAGCGGAGGGCCAAGCGATGAACCGCCGCCCAAAGCTCTTCGGGGACGGTCGACCCGTGCCCCTCGACCGCGAAGCCAAAGTCCGCATCATGGTCCTGGCGCGGGCGCTGTCGCACCCGACCGAGAAAGGCAAGCACTACGGCGTCGTAACGGCGAAGTTCCTGAACGTGCTCGAGGCGTTGCTTTGGGGATTTCACAACGCCCGCAGCGGGCTTTGCTTTCCGAGCTACGAGACGATCGCGGCGCGCGCACACTGCAATCGCGATACCGTCTACGAGGCCATCCACGCGCTGGAGGACGCCGGCATCCTGACCTGGGTCAACCGCATCAAGCGAATCCGGGAATGGGGGCCGGACCTGTTCGGCCGGGCGCAGAACCACTGGCGCGTCGTCCGCACCTCGAACGGCTACGCCTTCATCGACCCGAAACTCTCTAAATCGGAATTCCCCACTGGAACCCCAAATCAAGATCTTATTCTTCCTATGCCGCAACCTGCCCAACGGGCGCTCGACCCGGATTCGCCGCTCGACCGTGCCCTGATGCGGCTCGGCAGGCTCGTCATGGAGGAAGGAAAGGACTGATTGGAGCGGGCAAGAGCCCGCAAACCATCTTTACGAAGCGAAATAGAGCACCGCCAAGAGCGGCGCGAAGCGGACTGTCGAGGTAGCAAGCGCAAGATTGGGGCCAGGGCGATGTCAGCCCGCCCCTGCGCGTCCCGGTTAGCCGCTCGTTAACCGTTCGGCCGCATCGTCCCCCTCACCGTGCCCGTCACCGTCACCGTCACCGTTGCGGCACGGGTGAGGGGAACCGTTCCATGGATGCCACAACGCCGCCCGCCGCGCCGGATGACGACGACTGGTGCTCGATCAACGAGGCCGCGCGCCGACTGGCGGTGACGCCGACGGCCATCCGCAACCGCATCAAGCGCGGCACCTTGCCGATCCGGCCCAACGGAAACTTCGGCAAGCAGGTGAAGGTGCCGCGCACCGTTACCGGCACGGTTGAGGAACCGGTGCCCGGCACCGTCGAGGAACGGGTTGCCCTCACCGTTATGCTCACCGTTCTGGGCGAGCACATCGAGACACTCAAGGCCGCGCTGGCCAAGGCCGAGGCGGCGGCGGAACGCGGACGCCTGGCGGAAGCCGAGGCCGCCGCCGTGCCGGCGCTGCGCGACACCATTGCGGCCCTCAAGGCGGCGCTCGCCACCGAGCAAAGCCGCAACGCCGAGCTGCGGTCCGAGCGCGACCGTCAGGACGCGGCCACGCGCCCGATCGTGACCTCGGCACCCGCACATCCCGGCGGGCCGCTTTATCGAGTCTTGCGCTGGATGGCCGGGTAGGGCGGCGCCGCCGCTTGCCCTCGCGGCCCGGCCTGGCGCACAAAGGAAAGCCCCGCAGCCGTGCGGAGGGCTGGCGGGGCCAAGTCGAGGGTAACAACGCATTCGACTCCTAGCATGGAGAGCCCCGATGCGTCAGCCCGCTATCCCCGCCGCCTTGAAAGCCCTCATCGCCGCAGTCCCGGCCGAGGCGCTGCGCGAGCTCGTGCTCGAGCTGCTGCAGAACGGCGCGGCGGAGCCCGCGCCTGCCGCTGTAGATCCACCACGGCGAGCCACCAAGCGGCGAGGGCGGCCAAAGGGCACCGGGGGCCGGCGCGGGCCAGGGCGCCCACCCAAGGCGAGCGCGCCGGCCGAGACCGCCGCCGCCCGGCGCAAGCGCAACGAATGGCGCCGCAAACATTATGCGGAGCTCCAGCAAGCCAAGCGGGCCAAGCAGGCCAAGCTCGCCGAACGGGCTGCGGCCAAGGCGGCGAAGGCGGGGAGGGGCGCCGTGGACCCCAAGCTTCTCGCCCGCCGCCAACGGGCGGTGGTGTACCAGCGCAAGAAGCGGGCGGCAGCGAAGCTGGCCTTGGCCGGGGGAGGGAGGGGACCTAATCCGGACGGCAATGGGACGAAGGGCCCGGGGGCCAAGCCCGAGATCACGCCGGCCCAGCTCTGGGCGCACGCCGAGGCGATGCAGCCCCTGGCCCCCTGGCGGGCCGTCGCACGCGAGCTCGACCTGAACACCGCGCAGATGCAGGCCTGCTACCGCCACCGAAGCATGCCGCCCGCCTTGACGTCGAGCATGGTCGAGAAATTCCTCGAGCTGCCGGCGGCCTAGTTCGCAGCGGGTGTCCGATCAGCGGCTCGAATTTTGCCAAATGTTGAGCCGTTTTGGTTGACGCAATCTTGCTTCGGCGGCGGTTGTTTGCTATCGGAATATTGACGCCTCCGACTGAGTCCTACGCGTCAGGCGCCAGCCGGCAGTGACGAAACCGCCGCCTTCAGCGCCTGGCAGTACCACTCGAATGGACCCGTCCCACTCGCGTCGGCAAGCTTTCGGACCGCCGTCGTTTAGGCCCCCCGGACGCGCCGAACGTAGCTCTTGAGCACGCGGCACCGCCGCTGATTGCGGCCCACGTCGCGCCCTCGGAGATTAGCCGCGGTTTCGGCTGCTTGGGCGGCGTTCTTTCGCGCGCGCGTTCGCGCAATTCCCGACCTGATCGTCGATGCCGCCTCGCTTGACCCCTTGGACGAGGTATCGACATGTCTGCATCACACTCGTCGAGCTTGCGCAGCTCGGCCGCACCCGTCACGCCCATCGCCGTATCGCCCGCCGACGCCGGCCGCCTGCTTTCGCTCGGCGGGTCGCGAATCTATGCCCTGATGCGTTCCGGCGAGCTGGAAAGCTACGTGGACGGCAGGGCGCGCCGCGTCACCGTGGCGTCGATCAGCGCTTATGTCGCGCGGCGGGTCGCCGACAGCGGTGGTTGGCGGACCTGGGCGTACAATCCGCGCCGCCGCAAGGGTGGCCTCCTCGGGAACCGCGAGGCTGCCGGAATCTCAACGATCGGGAATGAATAGGCCGGGCCCCCTGCCGCGCGGATTAACGCGGAATAGAGCCCGGCCACAAGCTGCCGCGACCAACGGCCGCCTCTATTAAACCGCATCCACCCCCGCGCGCCAAGGCCCGGCCCCTCGCCACCAAGAGGGAGCCGACGATGTCAGACGACCACTTTGCAACCAGATCCACCGTCGGGCCGCTCGTCCTCTATGACGCCGCCTGCCGCGCCCTCGCGGAGGCCAAGGCCGTGGACGAGGTCAAGGACATCCTCGACGTCGCGGTGGCGATGCGCGCCTACGCCAAGCAGGCCAAGAATCGCGACCTCGAGGCCGACGCGGTCGAGCTGCGCATGCGCGCGACGCGACGGCTCGACCAGATGCGCCAGGCGCAGAAGGACAGCGTCGGACTGAATCGCGGCCTTGCAGGCTCCGAGGTCACCGGGTTTTCGAAAAACCCAGTGAAGGATTCGCGGCCCACGTTGGCGATGCAGGGCATCAACAAGAACCTCGCCCATCAGGCGCGTGTGCTCGGTGCGGTGTCGGATGAGCAATTTGAGGCTGTGGTGGCCGACGCGCGCGACAAGGTTTCGCGGGCGGTGCGCAATGCCGTGCGCGAGGTCGAGATTCTGCAGGAGCGGGAATCCTATGCCGGGCGCACCTACGAGGGCGGCACGGTCGACGACCTGGAAGCACTGGCGGCGAGCGGCTTCCGCGCTGGCGTCATCTGCCCGGACTTCCCCTGGGAATACGAGACCTATTCAGGCAAGGGCAAGCAACGCTCCGCCGAGCGCCACTACGATACCTGGCCGCTCGAGCGCATCCTGAACTTTGCCCCGCTGCTGACGAAGCTGGCGGCGCCCAATTGCGCGCTGTTGCTGTGGTCGGTCTGCCCGCAGGATCCCGCCGACGTGCGCAAGGTCATCGAGGCCTGTGGCTTCAAATACAAGACGGTCGGATTATTCTGGCTGAAGACCACCAAGAACGCGCAGCTCATCACGCTCGACGGCAAGGGCCTCGACTGGGGTATGGGCTACGCCACGCGGGCCAACATTGAGCCCTGTCTGCTGGCGATTCGCGGGGATCCGCCGCTGCGGCTGGCCGCCGACGTCCATCAAGTCGTCATCGCGCCGGTGGGCGAGCACTCCGAAAAACCAGGCGAGGTCTACCGCCGCATCGAGCGGCTGTATCCCGGCCCCTATCTCGAATTGTTTGCTCGGCGCGAGCGCCCCGGTTGGACGGTTTGGGGCGACGAGATCCCGCGCACGCAACCGTTTGAAGCGGCACCACCGCCCGATCTTGTCGTTGCCGACGACCTTGCTGCGTGCGCGGGGAGGGCTGCGCCATGACAACCGCCGGCAAACCAACCGCCGCACAGGCCGAGCCGCAGCGCGAGATCGCGATCGATCTACCGTTCCCGATATCGACGAATCGCATCTGGCGCCGGGCCGCCAAGGGCGTCCGGTTGTCCGAGGAATACCGCACCTGGAAAGAATCGGCCGACGCCTTTGTGACCTACACGGGTTCGTGGAAGCACGCGACCAAGATTGCCGGCGCCTTCACGGCCGAGATCGTTCTCGACAGCAATGAGCGCCGCCGCGCCAAGGATTTGGACAACTACGTCAAAGTGATTTTGGACTGGTGTCAGTCGCGCGAGCTCGTCCGCAACGACTCCGACTGCGAACGGCTGCTGGTCGAGTGGGGAGACGCTCCGTGCGGCTGCCGGCTCACGCTGAGGGCTGCGCCATGACCGCCGCACCCCACCGCACGACCCTGGCGCAGGCGCTGGCCGGCCGCGACGACGACCACGAACGCGAACTGGTCGCGGCCATCATCACCGCTATCGCCGATGTCGCGCGCGTCACCGACGCCAACGCCATCGCCATCAGAACCGGCGAGACCGCGTCGGCCCTCACCTCCGTCTTGGCGACCGTCTTGGCCATGTCGCCGCAGGCGGCGCGATCGCCGACCGCCATCCGGGCGACCGTCGACGCCCTCGGCAAACGCCTGCGCCGCCGCCTCGCCGCCGCCGAGCGCGACCCGCTGACGCAGGATTTTCTGCACCGAGTCTTCCGCGACGGCGACGTCGGGGGCAGTGCATGACCGCCGCCGCACGCATCAGCCGCGAAGCCAAGCAAGGCGAGATGGATTGCGCCGTCGGCGCACTGTTCCGCGCGATCGTAGCGGATGCGCGGTGCGAGCCGGCCGCCCTGGCCGAAGCCCGGCGCGAGCTCCTGGCGATCGCCGCGGACATTGGCCCAACATTCCAGCACCGGCTGATAGCCCGCGCGGCCGAGCGGCTGTGCACGGACTTGCCAAAGGCCCTGCCTGAGGACGCCGCGCGGGCGGTTCGCACCGACTGCATGAGGCTGTTCGGCCGCGATCTCTGCTGGTGCGATCTCACGACAATCGAACCGGAGGGTTCAGCATGACCGATCTAGCCGCCCATTTTGCATCGTTGATCGAGCCCGTCGCGCGCGAGCTGCTGGGCGAGCCGAATGCCGCGTTGTCCTCCAAGACGGAGCTGCGGTTCGGCACACGCGGCTCGCTCACCGTCGATCTGGAAAAAGGCGTTTGGTACGACCATGAATCGGGCGAAGGCGGCGGGCTGCTGGGTCTGATCGCGCGCGAGACCGGGCGCCAGGACGCCGAGCGCATGGCGTGGCTCGGCGAGCACGGCTACCCGCTGCCGGGCGGAGCGGATGGTGTCCGGGGGGCTGGCAATGGGCCGGCGGCGACGCCATTGCCGAAGGCACCCAAGCTCGGGCGGATTGTCGAGACGTACGACTACACCGACGCGGCGGGTGTGCTCCTGTTCCAGGTCACGCGCTACGATCCTAAAAACTTCCTGCAACGGCGGCCGGACGGCAATGGCGGCTGGATCTGGAATCTCGATGATACCCCGCGCGTCCCCTACCGGCTGCCGGAGCTGATCGGGGCGCTCGCCAACGAGCATGTCGTGTTCATCGTGGAGGGCGAGAAGGACGCCGACAATCTCTGGGAGGTCGGCGCGCCGGCGAGCTGCAATCCGGGCGGGGCAGGGAAGTGGCGGCCGGAATACAATGAATTTTTCAAAGCCGCCGATGTCATCATCATCGGGGACCATGACCCGCAATCAATCAACCCGAAGACCGGCGCACCGATGTTTCACCCCGGCGGCCGGCCCGTGCTGCCCGGTCAGGACCATGCCCAGAAGGTCGCGGCCGCGCTGCATCCGGTCGCGGCACGCGTGCGCGTCGTCGATCTCGGCAAGGTGTGGCCCGCATGCCCTGAGAAAGGCGACATTTCGGATTGGATCGCGGCCGGCGGAACGGTCGAACAGCTCTATGAGATCGCCGAGCAGACGAGGCCTTGGGCGCCGGCCGACCAAGCCGACCAGGGCGCGCAGCAAACCGGCCAAACCGCCAAGCCGGCGGCGCCCCTCATCCTTTCGAGTGCCGAGTTCGTCGCCGGCTTCGTCCCGCCCGAATACGTCGTGGTCGGCTTGCTGCAACGGCGGTTTTTCTACTCGCTCACCGCGCCCACCGGCCACGGCAAGACCGCCGTCGCGCTGGTGCTCGCCGCCTGCGCCGCCCTGGCAAAGCTGTTCGCCGGCAAGGTGACCAAACAAATCCGCGTGCTTTATCTCGCCGCCGAGAATGCCGACGACGTGCGCATGCGCTGGATCGCGCTCGCCCAACGCATGGGCTTCGATACCAGCACCATCGAGGTCTATTTCGTCGAAGGCCGCTTCACGCTGTCGAAATCACTCAAGCTGCTGCGCACCGAAGCGGAGAAGATCGGTGGGGAGTTCGGATTGGTCATCGTCGATACCGGCCCGACATTCTTCGAGGGCAAGGAGGAGAATGCGAACAAAGAACTCGGCGATCATGCCCGTCTGCTGCGCAGCCTCATGGATACCATCCCCGGCGGGCCTTGCGTCGTCGCCGCCTGTCATCCGATCAAGAACGCGGCCGCCGACAATCTCATCCCGCGTGGCGGCGGTGCCTTTCTTGCCGAAACCGACGGGAACCTGACGTGCTGGAAAACCGACTCGGCCGTCGAGCTGCACTGGCAGGGAAAATTCCGCGGTCCTGATTTCGCGCCGCTGAATTTCCTCATCGAGACGGTCACCCATCAAGGTCTCAAAGACAGCGACGGACGTCTCATCCCCACGGTCATCGCCGAGCACATCAGCGAGCAGGCCAGCGAGGAAATCACGGCCGCAGCTCGGGCGAACGAGAACCGTGCGCTGCAATTCATCGACCAGAATCCAGCCCTCACCCAGGTCACCCTGGCCGTCGCCATGGGATGGAAGCTGCACAACGGCGACCCATACAAGATGAAGGCGAAGCGCCTCATCGACAAATTGATGAAGACCAAGCTCATCAAGGAAAACAGAACCGGAGGCTACAAGATCACCTCCCAAGGCACGAAAGCACTCAAAGGCGAAACGGAGGAATGACCATGAAGACAAAGCGCGGCAAGCAAATGCTCGGAACCACCGTCACCGAGATCGAATACAATTTTTGCAGCCATAGCGGCCGCGTCTACATGGAACGGGACTGCTGCGTCGATATGACGGACTGCGTCAACTACTTCCAGCGCATCGATCCAGACGTGGCCGCCATCCGCACATTCGCCGGCGTCAAGGAAGACACCAGCTATCGGCGCCACCCCGACGGCAAATGGGAGGCGAGGCACAACGGCCGAAGGTTCGGCCCAACCGACATCGACCCACAAAGTCCAACGACCGAGGAACGCTTCGCAAGGGCGTACGAGGGCTAGAAAATGAGCATTCTAAGATCGGCACGTAAGTTAAGACCAGGGGCCGGCCGCAGATGCCAAGCCTGCGGCGGCATCCTCAAATCGCCCCGCCACGACGCCCGCTACTGCTCGAACGCCTGCCGACAATGGATGCTGCGGCTGCGCCGCCAATCAAAAATCGTCGTCTTCCGGGACGGCTTCAGGTGGGTCGAGAGCCTCAAAAACCGATGGCAGTAACACGTGGCGTAACGTTACTTCCGCGTTACCGGTAGGGTTACCCAGGTGACATTCAACCCTGCAGCAGTATTTTCCCCGCAAGGCTTTGTGTATGTTCGATAATCAGCCACGCAGTAACGGTTACGGTAACGCCTAAAGGGAAAAGGTTGTTACTCGCGCACCCTGGCGGGGGCTGCGAAGACGCATCCGGCCACTTCGCTTCGCGAGCCGGTTCCCCCCGCCGACGGGTCTGGGTCCGGGACCTGTTACCGGTCAAAACGGAGAGGCCCTAAAGAGGCCAGCCGAGGAAGAAAAGGGGGAGGCACCCCTCGCCCCAACCGCCCCCTCGGCCAGCCGCTTTACTGCCGTGCCACACCCAAAAGGCGGAGAGCCCGCGTCACCGTCGTCGACGAGCGCGGCGGCGGGACTAGAAGGGCAAGGCAATGAGATGCAGGGAGCGGGGGTAGAAAACCATGCGATTTGTGCAGAGTCGCCTAGCCGGCCCCCGGAATACCCTGTCTTACGGGGAAGCGGTTTAAGCGGTTGGGGAGCCCGTTGTTTCTGCTGCTAATGAGGGACGGCTGGGCTTTGCGGGCCTTACGTAGCCTCGGACCTGCTCGGAGCTGGTGCCGCGCCGCAGCCCGCGAACGCGCGTGGCGGTCCAGCCGAGCTCACTCATGAGTCGAACCACCCGGCGGGTGGCGGCGGGACCGCGGCGGTTCACCGGAATGCCAAGGATGTCGAGCACCGTTTGCGACGTGACGCGCTCCAAACCATCGACACCAATTTCACCGCGTAATCGCTCCAGCGGCATCCGCCACGGATCGGCGGACTGTGCAATGAGTTTGGCTTTCTCGGCATCTAGCCGCTCGAGCCAGCTCAGCGGAAACTCCATCCGTGCACCTCTGCACTTGTGGGCAGCCGCCGTCCCGCCGCCGCAGCTCACCCATCCAACACAATACCGAACACGCGATCAGCAGCCTGCGGTACCGGCGCCGTGCGCGTGCCCGACCTGAAGCTCAAGTGGAATCAAACACCATCGAGAAGGTGCGGTCGGCCGCCTGGGCGACAGGTTTATTGCGCATGCCGGACCGCAATCGAAGCCAACTGATGGAAATGCCGAAGCCGGACGGAAGCAGCAGAAGGGCGCCCGGAATCACGGCCGGAACAGATACCTCATAGGGCGTCCACGCCCCCGAGGTCGCCTGGCTTACGTGATAGAGATCGAGATAGTCCGCGTCAGCAGGTGGAGCAGGATACAGTGGCAGCGCAGCCATTTGAAACGTCAACGGCGCCCCCGACCAGTCCGACGGCGCGCCGATCCGAACGACATGCATCCCATGACAGTCGAGTGGGGCCGATAGTGATTGGCCAGATGGGATTACGATCGTGAGAACAGTGAGCGCCATCGGCGGAAACTTCCTACTTGCCGTTCAGCTCTAGGCCGCCGGCGATCCTGCCTTCGGCGCCCGCTTGGATGATGTCAAACTCCAGCCGAGCCCACTCGGCTTCGCGACCGACATACGCACCACGCCGGTGCTGATCGTAAAGCTTTGAAATTTCCCGCCGCGAATAGATTCGCCCCGATGGCGCCGAAGCACGGGACTGCCGGGACTGCGCGGGAGCTTGATGATCCGCAGGACCACCGGTCTCGCGCACGAAGCTGTGGAAGAACCCGATCACGCGCGGAGCGTCTCCACGAGCGATCGCGTCGTTCAGAAGCTGCTGCCGGGCGCATCCCGACAAAGCATCGGTCGAGAGCAACCATCTGTGCCAGCCAGGATCACGATCTATTTCGCGATAGTTGGGGACCGCCTGCTCCACCGTCTGATCAAGCCGGTGCCGCGACTCCTGTGCGAGGCGCCGCTGCATCTCGGCGTTCTGCTGTTTGATCTCCTGCAGCTCGGGGCTTAGCGCCTGCGCGGCTGCCCGCTGGGTGAAGTTGATCAGGTCGCTGCCGTAGTTCTGATAATCATCGGACGTTAGATGCCACTGCGTCATCGGCCCTTCCTCCCGATCGGGTTGCCGGTAGTTCCGGCCTTGGCCTGCACCGAAGAAGAGACGCCGCGCTGCGGTGGGCCGCCGCGCGCCGCCTTCGCTCCATGAGTGCCGCCCTTGACGGTATGGCCGGTAGCAGCGGGCTTTTGTGGACCTGCGGACTGCTTCGGCAGCATGTGATCGCGGCCGCCTTTGGCGAAGGTCTTGTCCCGCTCGGACTGTTGTTTCGATTTCGGTGCTGCCATGGAACCCTCCTCAACGCTTCCGAAGTGGAGCGGCTCGACCGGCCTTGGCCAGCACGGAAGCCGATGCGCGCTTGGTGGGCGTTGCATCGCCCCTGTCGCTGCCGAACACGAACTTCCGTCCATCGGGAAGATGTACCTGCACGGAGGGGTTGGGGATCCCTGCCGCCGCCTGTGCCCGAAGTCCCCGCACGACGTCATGATGTTTGAACGAGCTTGGCCTGTTGGCCATTTTCCACCCCATTGGGTTGCGTCTCGGGCCTTTACGGCCGATTGTTTATAACACAATATGAAGCGGCGGAAACAGGCTCCGGGCACAACTTGTAGACTTACAACGATGCTCGTCGATTTCTACGGAGGCACAACGTGAAAGCTCCTGACGGCCGCAGAATTTTCGTGTGGCGAGGCCCCGAGGACGGCACCCGATTAGCCGACGTCGTCGCCGAAGAAGCGGTGGCGGAACTGTTCGAGGTGGACAGAAGCCTAGTTTGGCTGAACGCAGGCCGGCACGCTCCAGCCCACGTGAATGTGCTGCGCGAAATCATCACGCGAAAAATTAAGTCCGTCCGACTGGTGAACCGCGGAACCACCGACGCGCCGAGATGGGAACACGAATTTTTTCCGTTCGACTTCCCCCGCGTGGCAGACACAAGCCGTGAGCCCGATGAAAAGGTCCTCATCGCGCTGAGCGCCGCGCTGCTTCTGCGGGTCGCGAAGGGGCCGAGCAAGCCGTTCCGGCTGACAGAGCAGCAGCAGAACGAGGTCCGCATGAGGCTCAATGTGGGCGAGCCCCGCGACCGGATTGCGGAAGCCTACAGCGTCGACGTCGAGACGATCGGGCGGGTGGCGCGATAATCGATACCCGAGCCGGATTTGAACCACTGACGATTACATACCCCTTGACCTGTAATTGGGACCTGTTATTTACACGTCAACGTTCGATGACGCGTAAACAGGTGACCCAATCCCATGAAACCAGCCATTGCCTACACCCGGGTGTCGACTGTCGGCCAAGGCCGCTCCGGTCTCGGTCTTGAAGCTCAGACCGCGGCGCTTGCCCGCTTCGCCCAGGCCGAGGGCTTCGACCTGATCGAGACCTTCACCGAGGTCGAGACCGGCAAGGGGAGCGATGCCCTCGACCGCCGGCCGCAATTGTCGGCGGCGCTGGCGCTCGCCAAGAAGCACAAGGCTCCGATCATCGTGGCGAAGCTCGATCGGCTTTCCCGTGACGTGCACTTCATCAGCGGCCTGATGATGCACAAGACCCCGTTCATCGTCGCCGAGCTGGGCGTCGATACCGATCCCTTCATGCTGCATCTGTTCGCGGCCTTGGCCGAGAAAGAGCGGCGCATGATCTCGGTGCGCACCAAGGAGGCGCTTGCCGCCAAGAAGGCGCAGGGCGTGAAGCTCGGCGGCAGCAATGCCAAGAGCCTGGCAACGCAGGCCGAGGCGAAGGCCCGGGCGGAAGCGCTGCGCCCGATCCTGGCCAAGCTCGCCGACATGACGGCGAAGGCAATCGCCGACGAACTCAATCGGCGGGGCGTGCCGACTCCGAATGGCGGGCGCTGGCATGCTGGCTCCGTGATCCGGGTTCAGCGCCGGCTGGGAGCGACATCATGAAGCTCACGTTCTGCGTGGCCTGTGGGTCGACCGATGACCTGCAGCACCATCATCTGGAGGCGCGCGAGGATGTAGTCGCGACCAGTGCCACCCTTCGTCTTAGGCACAGAAACAAAGTTTATATTATCAACTTTGTTTTTGGACGCATTCTGATTCCCGGCTGGCGGCCCGCGCTTTCCCAGCTTGACCGCCTGATCGAGTGCTACGGGCTGGTTCGGTGGATTGAGCTTCAGCCATTCGACGGCGATGTTTATTTCTTCCGGCTTCAGCCCATAACCATCGCGGATCATGTGCTCGACACTGGCGCGAGAGATGCACGGGCAGCGGATGTCGTTGCGCAAGATCTCCGCTGCACTGGCAGAGCAGGGACACCTCACAGGCGGCGGCAGACCGTACAGTGCGAACGCGGTGCTGGGGATGCTCCGAGGCGAATAGGCCGCGCCGGTCGCGCAGAAAGCGTTGCCATTTTGGCACACCCGCCGGCGGGCTGCGCACGGGTCTGCTAGGTCAATCTTCCCCGTCTTTGCCTGGGGTTTTTCGGCCGAACGCCGCAGGGGCCAGCGGCACCGGCAATCAGCCCCCTGTGGCCCGCCCATGCGTTAAACCGGACTGGCCGCTACCCTGGTAGCCCGGCGCTCGAATG